AGCCCAATCCTCAGTATGTAAGTACGGTCGATCCATCTAGTGATGAATCCGAGAGGCAACCAACTAGACCACCAGTGGTGGTTGATCCTCAAAAGTAATTGACATAACAACTTTATATATTAATTAAACAACATGGCTTTAAATACATCATCAACGGGTACAGTGTTCACTATGTTTGAATCTGTTTTATTCATCACCGATATTGTAGGTAGGAAGGAGATCTATTTCGGGGATGGTACCACCGAACTATTCGACGGGGATCGAGTGAGACATACCTACAAACACTCAGGCACCTTCAAAGCCTGTGTGAAGCTATGTAAGGATGAATTATTTGAAACTAAGAACAGTACCTATGTAACAGCCAAACATTTTGTCAAGGAGGGTATTATGATATCCCCACCCCTATCGACGGACATTCTATCAGCTAGTGCATCAGAGGATAGTGCCATCTATGAAGTGGGTTTGTCGTCGGTATGTGAACCGCCATTGGAAGTTGAGTTATTTGTTAATGGTACTATAAGTGAGTACGGTGCATTTGTTGACGGTGCTAAACCTAGACATTATTTCTCCAAGGATGGTATTCCACTAGAGTCCACCACTATCACACTTGACAACCCTTCCTCTATATATGTAGGGGGTGACCATGTTGGGTACCATGATAAGTTCTGTTTTAGTTATTATGATGACTACAGTGGTGTGTTCGATATAAAGGCGGTGCTCAAGAGTTCTTGTAACCTATGTCGAGATAAGTTCGAAGATCTCATTACGGTAAGTCTTACATCCATAGAATGTACCACAACTGAAATTGATGAAAACTCGATTGGTGTGTGGGGGTGTGATCCAGATGCCAAACTGTACAGAACACTGTATAGTCCTAATACCAATTCTATAGCAACCTCGGAGGTGGGCACAGATTTGGGTTCTCGAATTGCGGGTATTTCGTATAACCCTAATGATGGTTTAATATATGGTATATATGCAGGTAGGGGTGCTTTGGTTGTTATTGATCCTAGTACGGGTGGTGTAACCGACTTGACTAATGACTTGTTTGTAAACAACACCACATCCATGGGGTTCATCAACCCTACTGACGACTACTACTATTGCCGCTCAGAGGATTCCGTAGTTTGGTCGGTGATTAATTTAGATACATTAACAATAGTGAGGACATTCAACGAGACTGCTATAAGAGACGGTAAGGATATTGCATATGACGTGTTCACTTCTAAGATATGGTATATGACTGGTAATGATGTACATTCAGTGGACGTTAATAATGGGGCAGTTACTATATACAGTGGGGTTATAGATGAAACCACCTCACCTGACGGTGGTGTTAGTTTCGAGGGTGTATTTGGTGGTGTGGTATCAGATGCTACAGGTTATGTGGCGGGTATTGAGGATGCTACGGGTAATGTATATACATTCCGTCCTGAGGATCTCATAAATGACCCCGACACTACTGCAAATTATGTCACAACCATAACGGATGGTTACTACACTTCTACCGCTACGGCTAGTGTTGGTGACTACACAGGTATGTTTAATGGTTATGTAGTGGCTGAAACGAATGAGTTCGATGATTTAGGGGTGTTCACCCAGAACAACATTTGCTCGGCACATCTATTAGGTACCACTACAAGGGTGTTCACAGATTTTGCATACATTACCACATTTTTGGATGTGCCTATTGTGGGTATCAGACTAGTGTTGGATAAATTTGACGGTGATATTATCACCTACGACCCAATCCCGCCGAAGTTCCAAGTTGATGAGGTCACCGTACCAGACGAATCTATCATCACCGTAACTAGTAACATAGGTGATATGACTGCGACTGAGATGTCTGAATCTCTGAGGTTCTTCAAGTTCACATCAAACGGTACAGACCAGCAAAACAGAACTCTCAGAGTATCAGTTGATACTGGGTTTGGGTACGTGGAAACCACCAACATCGAATTCAGGGTTGAGTACCCAGAATAATTCCACTAGGGTAACGGTACCCCTAAAAATAATTTTTTAGGGTGAATAATTTTGTCATTTCCGTATTGACTCGGTTGTAATTATTTTATACAATATTATGACTGATATGGAAGAACACAAGATTGAAATTGTAAAGAGAGAAGGAGTGACCGACACATTCCGAATTGATAAGATAAACAAAATGTTGGAATGGGCGTGTGAGGGAGTTGAGGATGTGGTTCCTGATCATATATTGTACAATGCTAAGTTGAATATTTTCAATGGGATCAAATCAAGTGATATTCATAAAATTCTCGTAGAATCGGCAGCAAGTCTAATTGATCAAGAGGTAAACTATGCTAAAGTTGCGGCAAGCCTCTTAAACTACAAACTTCGTAAAGAGGTTTGGGGTGGTAAGAACGCCCCTAAATTGTACGATCATCTAAAGAGTGGTGTTAAGCGAGGATTCTATTCAGGGGATTTGCTTAAGATCTACTCAAGAAGTCAGATCAACAAGATTGACGAATTCATTTGTCATGACAGGGACTTTAAGTTCCAGTACGGTGGTATTGTTCAGATGATGGAGAAGTACCTAGTTCAAGATCGATCCACTGGTGAGATTATTGAGACCCCACAGTTTGCATACATCCTCCAAGCTATGGCTCTATGTGTGAACGAGAAGCCACGTAAGCGTGTTAACACCGTCAAGGCGTTCTACGACAAATTCTCGAAGTTTAAACCAAACCTATCCACGCCAATTGTGGCGGGGGCTCGAACAAATACCAAGAGTTACTCTTCTTGTTGTATTATCGACATCGAAGACACCAAAGGTTCACTATTCGCGGCAAATACCGCTAGTGGTATGGTGACCTGTGACAAGTATGGTATTGGTCTGATTGCATCACGACTTCGTGGTATCAATGAGCCTATCAACAATGGTGAGACACTACACACTGGTGTGATCCCTTGGCTTAAGATGTTCCAATCCACTATCCACTCCTGTCAGCAGGGTGGTGCACGTCGAGGTGCGGGTACCGTAACCTTCAACATTTTCCACCCAGAGATTGAGTCCATCCTACAACTCAAGGATAACTTGATGACCGAGGAACGTAAGGTTGAATATTTGGATTATTCAATTTGTGTATCCAATATTTTCTACAAGCGTCTACTTTCAGGCGGTTCCATCACATTATGTAGTGAGAAGATGGCACCAGAGGTATACGCCGCATTCGGACTGCCACACTTCAATGAGGTATATGAATCTTGGGAGGCTGATAACCCAGATGCCAAGAAAATCACCGCAGAGCGTTTCTTCTCCTTGTTCGCTAAACAGAGGAGTGAAACGGGTCGAATCTACTTGATGAATATCGATGAAGCCAATAGTTACTCAGCTTGGGCTGATAAGGTCGAGGGATATAACTTGTGCCAAGAGGTAACATTTCCCCTTAAACCTGAACGATTTACAGGAGATCCTGAGGCTGAAACTGGTGTTTGTGTTCTCTCTGCTATCAACATGCTTGAAATTGAGAGTGATGAGGATCACCGAGATACTTGTTTCAAGGTTGTAAGAATGCTCGATAATATCATTGATATCCAAGAGTATGCTGTACCCGCCTGTGAGCGATTCGCAAAGAGGAAGAGATCTATCGGTGTTGGTGTGAGCAACCTTGCAGGGTGGCTCGCAAACCAAGGTTTGCATCATGAGTCCCCAGAGGCACCACAAGTGATTTCTGACTTCTTGGAGAAGCAGCAATACTACCTCATCGAGGCTTCTGTCGAATTGGCTAAGGAACGAGGTGCTTGTGAAGATTTCGCAGCCTCTAAATACTCACAAGGTATCATGCCAGTTGATCGCTACAACAAAAACGTAGACGCCATTGTACCACCTGAGCACAAGAAGGATTGGAAAGCTCTGGAGGGCGAAGTACTCAAGCACGGTATGCGTAACTGTACAGTCTCATGCTTCATGCCTTGTGAGGCATCTAGTGTGATTCAGGGTAGTACATCTGGTATTGATCCAGTACGCGATCTTATCTCATACAAGACCTCTAAGACCGCTACCACCATCGTAGTGGCACCAAATTACAAAAAGAATAAGGATAACTACGTTAGACTTTTTGACCAAGAGAATAATGATGGTCACATCAAATGTGTGGCGGTTATTACCAAGTGGTGTGATATGGGAGTTAGTGGTAATATGAGTTACAATCCTCAAAAATTCCAAGGTGGTGTGATTCCACAGGCTAGGATCATCCAAGATATTCTCACAGCTACTAAACTAGGTTGGAGGACATTCTATTACCACAACACCTTCGATGGTGACGTGGATCATGCAACCACTGAAGCCTCAGGTTGTGATGGTGGTGGTTGTTCACTTTAACTAATTAAAAAACTAACAAAAGCGGTGGAAACCCTGCCGCTTTTATTGACTATAACATATGAAATGTTATATTATTTATAACTATGACTGATACAGTATTAAACCTAAAAAGTAGGGATGCACTAGCAGAGCCCATGTTCTTCGGGGAGCCTCTTGGTATCCAGAGATTCGATGTAGTGAAATATCCAAAATTTGCTCGATCCTATGATGTGCAAATATCCAACCTGTGGCGACCTCAGGAGATTGATATGACACCTGATTTATCAAGTTACGAGTCTCTGAACGAGGTGGAGCGATTCATATTCGAGTCCAATCTTAGATTCCAGACTGCTGGGGACTCACTTCTGAGTAGAAGTATTGACCTTCTGAAACGACACGTCACTAATGCGGAATTGGAGTACGCATGTAATGTTTGGGGTATGGTGGAGAATTTACATTCCGAGAGCTATACCCATGTACTTAAAGGGATTACGAAAGATCCTAAACCATTTTTTGACTCCATTTTGGATGATCCACAACTGGTTAAACGGATGGCTTCTATCATCGAACCCTTCAATGAGTTGATGGGGGAGAGGGAAGACGATTGTGATAAAGTAAAATTGTTCAAAGCCGTCCTAGCACTACAGATTGCTGAAGGTGTTCTATTCTACACGTCATTCGCATGTAGTTTCTTCTTTGCCAAGAATGGTAAGATGCAGGCTAATGGTAAAATCATCAGCCTTATCAAGCGTGACGAGAATGAGCATGCAGCCCTCACACAAAACATCCTAAATAACTGGAAGAGTGATCCTTCTGAGGGGTTTCAGGAAATCATGATTGAACACGAGGATTTCATCAAGGAGGCATACCTCACTGCGAGGGATTTTGAACACGAGTGGTCTGATTATTTATTCTCTAAAGGTGAGATGGTGGGCTTGACAAAGTCTTCATTAAATGGTTATGTTGATTGGAATATCAACAACAGAATGAGAAGTTTGGGTTATGAACCACCCTTCCCAGAGGTGAAAACCAACCCACTAAGCTGGTTGAACGAATTCCTAGATTCTAGTAGGGTTCAAGTGGCACCACAGGAGTCTCAAATTATTTCATATAAAAAACTGAACACAACCAATGACCTAGCATCATCTCTAGGATCTTTGGACTTTTAATAATGGCTAAGCGAATGACAGTGGAGGTTTTCTTGGAGAGATCTAAAGGGAAACACGGGGATAAATATGAGTATCTCAATCTCTCGGAATTTAAAAATTCCTCCACTGTTATGCGTATTAAATGTCCAATACACGGGGAGTTTGACCAGTTGGCTAGTTCCCATGCGAAAGGTTTTGGATGTAAGAAGTGTGCTTCTCTTAAACCACTGGATTACCATATTGATAAGTTTAGAGATCGCCATGGTGATACATATGACTATAGTAGAATCGATAAAATTGCTAACAGTCGACAGGATATCGAAGTGGTGTGTCCCCACCACGGTAGTTTTACTACCAAAGTTTACCTCCATAAGGAGGGTGGTGGGTGTCCTAAATGTCATTCTGAAAAAAAGAATCAGGATAAAGTAAAGCCATTGAAATTTGCCGAAGATTCGGTGAGGGAGAATGGGTGGCGTATAATTGGCGGGTATCAAGGTATGTCTACCGAGTGTTCCATACTCTGTACCACATGTAGGGGTGTATTTAGGCGTACCCCTACGGCATCAGCTCAGTACAAGTGTAAATGTACTGCGTGGGATTCTAATAAAGCCCCTAAGAAGAGTAGGGATGAATACATAGCTGATTGTGTGGAGGTTCATGGTGGTAAGTATGACTACTCCCTCATAAAAAGTGGTGTGAAATCCAAGGATGTGGTTAGTATCATTTGCCCAGACCATGGTGTTTTCAAATGTAGACTGTCTGATCACATACACAAACATAGCGGGTGTAAAAAGTGTAGCAATGAAGCCAAGTCTGTATCTATGATGCTGACCAATGATCAATACTTGGATAATGTCAAGAAGGTACACGGTGACAGGTACGACTTAACTAATGTCGAATACGGTGGGTATGACGTTGATGTGGAAGTTATCTGTAATGAGCACGGTAAGTTCAGAATACGATCCCAGAGATTAACCGAGGGGTATGGATGTCCTAGGTGTAATTCCTCAAGATCTTTAGCCGAGACGGAACTATTGGAATATGTGGAATCCATAAGTGGTGTGACAAGTGCCAATAAGACCATCATAGACGGTAACAAGGAACTGGATATATTCGTTGGACAATCAAACCTAGCTATTGAGTTCAATGGATTGTACTGGCATTCTGAGAAATTCAGGGGTATGGATTATCACCTACAGAAGACCATAGCATGTAGTAATATGGGTATACAGCTAATACATATATTCGAAGATGAGTGGGCCTTTAAGAAGGAAATCGTGAAATCGGTGATAAGTAGTAAACTAGGATCAGTGGATCGAAGAGTGTATGCTAGAAACACCAAGGTTGTGGAATTGACCCCAGCAGAGAGTTCGGATTTCTGCGATAAAAATCACCTCCAAGGATCATGTAGAGCCAAGATTAAGTTGGGTCTGAAATTGGATGGTGAGTTGGTGTCTATTATGACTTTCTCTCCACCGAGAATTGCTTTGGGTTCCAAGGGTATGGAGGGTGAATTTGAGATGATAAGATTCTGTAATAAACTCAACACCACCGTAGTAGGGGGTGCATCGAAATTATATAAATATTTTCTAAGAACCTATAAACCTCGTAAGGTGATCACATTCGCAGATATGAGATATAGTGACGGTGGTTTGTACGAGACTTTAGGATTTGAGTTGGTTCATCGCACTAAACCCAACTACTTCTGGACTAAAAATTTAAGACGATACCACAGATACAATTTTGCAAAGCACAAGTTGGTGGAACAGGGGTTCGATAAAGATAAGACCGAGAGACAGATAATGGAGAGTAGGGGATATTTTAGAATATTCGATTGTGGTAATTACAAGTTTGAATATGATGTTGATAAATGCGTAAATTTATAAATACATGTATGAGCAAGTTTAAATCAATTATACGGAAGGTGATGAAGGGTGGTGTGATGAATGAATCACCTGAGATCGCCAAGGTTCCTAAATTTGACCTCAGTGGGTTGTATAGTAGGATGCGTCAAGATCTTAGAAAGGTCGGAGAGTTTGAGGACTATAATATGATGGTGTCTGATGGTGGAAAATATAAACATGTTTTTCTCACCGATTCTGGTGACCGCCCTGTGTTGTATAGTTCATTCGAATATTCCGAAGGGTTCGGTATTTTTGAGAAGAGCATATATCAGGATTCCGAGTTGGCACCTAAGGGGTTGGCTAGGAGGTTTTACACCAACTACCTCATTCCTAAGTTCAATGTGATTATATCAGACAAGCAGCTTACACATGATGGTTTCAAATTTTACGAAAAATTGTTTGACAGTTTGAATGTACGTGTTATTGATACTGAAACAAAGCAAGTGGGATCTATTGATTCTGTGGAGGAGATGGATGAATACTTCACCATGGGATCTGGTAGATACCGTTTCATGCTTACTAAGAGATAAATAAATATATGAGCAAGTTCATTAATACAATCCAGAAGGTTACTGAGTCAATCGGTGGGGCATATAAAGAATCGGACTTTGAGTCTACTACGGACGTTGATCGTTTCGTAGCGGCTCAGGTCGTCGCTATGTCTAAAAGAACCACTGATAGGGACCAAGTAGATATCCTAACACCAGAAGGTGCTCAGTCCATCTTGGACGGTGGTGGATACCTATTCATCGCCACCGATGATTCGGCAGGATCCTTCGTTAAGGGGGATGGCTACATGGGTGGATTGTTCAAGGATCCTACCGCAGGTAAATCAGGTGCTTCGAAGGTACTTCAGAAAATTCGTCGAGATCACGGCGGTAAATTCTTTGATGCTTACGCTACCCACCTCGAAGACATCTACATTAAAAACGGATACAAGCCAGTGGCACGTTTGGATTTTGTTTCGGATTACGCACCATCTGGTTGGGATGATGAAGGTTCTTCGTTGGCATCCAAACCAGACGTAGCATTCTTCATATATGACCCATCCAGTGATGCAGTAAAGGGTGATGGAGTGCGTATGGATGATTGGAATAAAGCCTACGATTTGGCTAAATCCATGAGCAACTAATTTCATAGTAGTGTGGCGTACGGTGCGAACCGTGCGCCTTTTTTTGTTGACTGTGGGTGGTAATTCGAGTAGTATACATCCAATGCAAAAACAAACAATTGAAAATGGTGATGTGATGGATGACATGTTCAGTCCTGTAGAGGGATCTAACGTTGTTCAGTCGGTTGATCCGTGCCCTGACATGTTGGTATCACTAGCGACTATCCAAGAGTTCGTGGATCGAATGAAGGCTACATCCAAAACCACGGATAAGGTGGAGATTTTGAAGGAACTGGGTGGTGATGTAATCGTACAGAAGGCTCTAGTGTTCACTCAAGACCCGTTCAGGAAATACCACTTAAAGTCTACAAACTGTAAGAAGAATGACCACCTGTGTGACCCTTCTTATAACAATTTGTGGGATCTACTGTATTACCTAACAGAGAAGCGAATTACTGGGAATGACGCCTGTGCAGCCATGAATGGCTTGGTTAGTCTTTACCCCGATTATGAGGAACTCATTTTCAGTATTCTTGATAAGAATATGAAGATCCGAGCATCCGAGTCTACTATCAACAAAATTTACCCTAAGTTGATCCCAACCTTCAAGGTGGCACTGGCACAACCTTTCGATCCTAAGCGAGCTAATTGGGAGGCCGAGGATTGGTACGGCTCACGTAAACTCGATGGTGTGCGCTGCGTTGCTATCTATAATCACGAGCTACAGACGGTTAAGATGTATTCCCGTGAGGGTAATGAGTTTGAGACATTACAGGTGGTCAAAGATCAAATCCTCTCAATTGGTTTGACCGAGAGTACAGTATTTGACGGTGAGGTGTGTATCATGGATGAGCACGGTAATGAAGACTTCCAAGCGGTAATGAAGGAGATTAAGCGTAAGGATCATACCATTGAAGACCCTCAATACGTTCTATTTGATTGTCTCACATTGGAGGAGTTTGAGTCACTAACCAGTGAGAGAATCCTTTCAGAAAGAATCCAGAACCTAAGGGATAATGTATTTGGTGGTTCTGAGAGTTTAGGGTGCCTATCAGTATTGGAGCAATCCTTGGTAATCGACGAGGACTTCATCTCTGAATTGGTGGATGACGCCGACCGTCGAGGGTTTGAGGGAATCATGGTTCGTAAGGATGTTGCATATGAGGGTAAGCGTTCATATAATCTATTGAAGGTTAAAAAATTCCACGATGCCGAGTATGAAGTTGTGGGTACTGAGATGAATGAGAATTGTCGAATCATCAAAGATGGTGAGGAGGTTGAGGTGCCAGTATTAGCTAAGGCTATTATTGTTCATAAAGGTACCGAGGTTGGTGTCGGGTCGGGCTGGACACTGGATCAGCGCATGAACTTCTACCACAATCCTGAACTCATCGTAGGACGTACTATTACGGTTCAGTACTTCGAAGAGTCGAAGAACTCCAAGACTGGTGATTACAGCCTACGATTCCCAGTAGTTAAACATATTTGGGAATCTACTAGGGATATTTGATATTGAAATATAACTATTGGCGGTAATTAGATATATGAGTACTGATCTTTTGAAGATACGAAATCCGTCAATTTATCATGGTGGGTCTGTTATACCCCAGAACAGGACGCCATTTGAGATGGTTGATGGGGTATACTGTCAATACAGGAATGCCAATACCACAGGGTTCCAGACCTACTCACCATATAGATCCACAGTGACCAATATCAGTGATTTGATCAATGTGGATTCTATAAGGTGTAAGGATGGTGGTTTTCAAGAGACTCGATCAATATATAGGTGTCATGAGGACGTATATGGTAATACCTACGTCCTCTTCAAAAATGACTCCCCATCCTCCATACATGAGAAGAGGGCGTCTCTAGGGGTGTTGTATATTATAGACCCAAGTGGTGTTGTTTTTGATGGTATGTTCGGTAATTTCGAAATCCCTGCTGGGGAGTCGGTCAAGGATGTACAAGTATTCTACGATAAGGTATTGATAATCACCGAGAGTAGAATATGGTTGGGTGATGCAGGTAAAAGGAGGTTCTTCAATATCACCTACAGTTCTCACTACCAGACGGTATTCCATGAGGATGTTATCTATATATTACATGATATGATCCTAGGCGAATTTGAAGTTGTGAAATTCGAGGATGGTGATATAGTAACGATCACCGAAGTGCCACTGAGTGATGTAATTACATCTTCGAGCATGGCGGTGAAGAAGAATAGGATCGAACTATTATTTACCGATACAAGTGTTGAGAGTAGTTTAAGTATGTGTGAATATGATACACTCAGGAAAAATTGGTTTGGTCATAACATCATGACCATGCCTTATGAGATAATAGCTGCACACGATGACTGTCATAGTTGGTATATCTACTACGAAAGCGGTTCATTCCCTAATAGGGTGGGAGGTATTAGGATAGAGTTCGAGGCGGCTAAACCTGTATCTATAGAGGCTGACACCTGCACCACGGAGGAGCTTAATTTTATCGATGCTCCAACTAAAGATTACACATTCTCTAATGTTTTCGTAAACAATGGTGATGAACTCTCTGGTGTTCATAGGTTCACTAATCTATATGTTGATGTAGACCCAACAATCTTCGAGATTAGTACAATTACAATACGTAAGGGTACTGTGTTGGACGACTACGGCACTATTGGTGGTGTTATGTTTAAGAATAACAGGCCTTGTCCTGATGGTAAAGTCACTATCACCGATATTGATACTGAGGTTTTATGGTCTATGGATGGACAGGATGCCATAGTGGAGTGGCGTGTTATCAATGAACCTACATGTGGGGGTGGTGTGAAAATGGGTACTGCTTTGTATAAGGTGCAATATAAATATCGCTAGGTTAATTCATCAATCCTCTTCAAGACCCTTTTATAAATTCTTGGGGAGGTATCCTTTTTCCTGTTAGGGCTGATCATTTGGTGGGTCAAGATGTTGGATTTAGGTATGCCGAATTTATCCATGAGGTAAACACACTTCCTAGCACATGAGTCAATCTCTTCGAAATTCACTGCCCTCTTATAGGTATTGCCCCAGAATGCCACACCAATAGAGTGACTGTTCATCCCGTTTATACCATTCCACTTTGAATCTCCTGCATGCCATGCCTTCTTGGAGTCGTACACAAACTGAGTTCGATTACCCTTGGAGTCGATTAGATAGTGGTAACTAACCTTAGATTTGGGATCCTGAATCCATGACACCCCACCACCGTACGAACCGTAGGAGTCGTGTAGTATGATATATTTAGGTTTAATAGTACCACTCTGGTGGGGGGAGTGTCTATAAACTTCTTTGTAAGTACCACCCTTGGTGTTCGAGCCCTTCACCTTAGGTGATTGTTTTGGTTTGGGTGTGACGATTTTAGGTGATTTGGGCGGAGAGAATACCGACTTTAACATTTTGAAAAAATTCTTCATGATAATAATTATCAAATAATCCTTGCAATTATGGCCTTTAAGGGGTAAGGTTGTTCCGTATGATCGATGAACTGAGGAAAAACACAGTGAGTAAGTTCCAAAAGCTGTGTCAGAGATTAAAGGTGCCGAATTGGCAGAAGGAAGTATTTATGGGAAATGCCATCGATATCATGGTTAAATTGGAGGGGCGAATTGTTGACCTCGAAAAGGAGGTTAAGGATTTGACCGAAGAACTAAACAACAAGAAAGATAAATAATGTCAGCATTGGATTCTATTTGGTATGAAAAGTACCGACCTACTAGTTTGGGCAGTTTGGTGCTCGATCCAGAGGTTCTGGTTCGCATCCAAGGTTTTGTAAATGACGGTACCATCCCTCACCTACTCCTAGTGGGGAGTGCGGGTATTGGTAAAACAAGCTTAGCCAAGATTCTGGTAAATGATGTACTAGAGTGTGAGTCATTATCAATTAACGCCTCTGATGAGGGTGGTATCGATACCATTCGAACCAAAGTTAAGGATTTCGCTAGTTGTGCATCATTAGACGGTGGTATCAAGGTAGTGGTGTTCGGGGAGGCTGACGGTCTTACCAAAACCGCCCAAGATTCCCTCAAGGAGATTATCGAGGATTGCGCAGGTACCACTCGCTTCATTTTCACGGCTAATGATGTATCAAGATTGTCGGAGCCTATTGTGAGTCGTTGTCAGCGGTTTGATATTAAATTTTCCGAGAAATCTTACGTCATGGCATGTGCTAATGTGCTGAAGTCTGAGGGGGTTGAATTCGATAAGGGTGAATTGTTGAAATTATTGAGGTCGTGTTACCCCGATTTCCGACTCGCTATCGGGTCTATGCAATCCAACGTGGTGGATGGTCGATTTAAGATGCCCAGTACCATGGGGGTGTCCTTTGTGGGTGAGGTATGGGGGTCAATCCATTCACAAACTCCAGAAGAAGTCAGGGCTCTTTGTATCAATAATCCATCAAAATTTAGCGACCATTGTAGTCTTATGATCGACATGGTGAAGCATGCATCCGCCAATTTTGATGTGGTACTAACAAGAAAACTCGTCCCTATATTGAACGAGTTCCTAGTTAAAGACTCACAGGTTGTTAATAAAGAAATTAACTTTTACTGTTGTCTAATCACGATTAAAAATAACCTCTAACTTTTAGATTTTTTTCCATCCTTCAATGGTTTTGGTTCACCAGTTTCATCACTCTTATCTTCGTATTTCCAAGAATCTGGGATTGATGGTGGCTGGTTATAACCAACAACTTTGAGGTGTTTCATAGGTACGGTAATTTTACGAGGGTAAAGGCCACTAGCCATCTCCTGACCGATCACTGCTGAGAAGTCATTAGGTTGGTTACGACCCATTTCGGCGGAATTGTTGACGATCTCAAGAACTTTAATATTCAAATCATCAGACTTGAATTTTTCTAATTCTTTGATATAATCTTCATTAGCACCGTCAACCTTAGTGTCTAAAATCTTAACATAATCATGTACTTGTACGCCCCCGAAATTGAAGCGTTCAACGGTATGTTCGAATAATGATTGAAAGTGGCTCATACCCTTAATTATATGATACAAATGGAATAACGTGTAAAAATTGTCAATATATTGAAATTATGAATAAACAAAACAAACCAACCCTTCCTAAGGAAGGGTCTAAAACTGAGTATATCCTTAAATATCTATTGGAGGTTAATCCCTCTGCTAAATATAAAAGTATAAAACATGCTAGTGAAGTCCTTTCGGGCTCAGCAGGGGTGCATATTAAAAGGCGTCTAATTGGTAGTGTCATCCTCCGCTATAACGAGGGACTGTATATGATCAATGGTAAAACTTGTGAGGACACGGGACATCTTAATATCCTCGCAAATGGTGATGACGAAGTTGTTAATAATGATGGCCAGCCTCAACCTAACGAACCTATTGATGCGGTTATTGACGAAGAGGTGTCGTCAGAACAGGACGTAAGGACATTCAAGGAAATCTGTGTCGCCGAAGGTATCGACCCCTCTGACGCCGCAGGGGGTTGGGTTAAAACCAAGAACCTATCCGTTCGAATTAAAACCAGTCAGGATGTCGAGGAGGAATTAAATAATCTACTGGAGGCTGCACAGAAACTCATCGAGAGCGATTTCTGGCATGTGGCACCCAAACCAAAGGCGAAAGGTAAAAATGTAGGGGTGGTACACATTTCAGATCTTCACCTAGGTGCATGGGTTAAGGGGTTGGCTAAGACTCCAGATTTTGATAAGGAGGTTCTTAAACAGAAACTACTTTCTGTGGTGGATACGGTTAATGATTTGGGGTATGCCGAAGTACATGTTAATTTTTACGGGGATCTCATAGAAGGTTTCGGTTCTAACCACCCCAATTCTTGGAAAGAGATGGAGAATGGCATTCACGGTGTAGAGGCTATTAAGTTGGCTCATAAACTATTCACCGAATTCTTCCTCGATAGGATTAATAACCTCAAGCGAGTTAATATGGTAGGGGGTAACCACGATAGAACCACCGAGTGTAATAAGTCTGATACCAAAGGTGGTGTAGCCGATCTGGTGTGTGAGATGATGAGACTCAGTGGTTATGATGTCACATTTTCACCACTAGTTGTTCCTGTGGAGATTGACGGTATCATGTACATCATGTTGCATGGTGATAAGGGTGTATCCAAGCGTTCCACTTCTGATATCATTTGTAGTTACGGTCGCCTCAAAAAGCCCGTACTGGTGGACGGGGAGATCGTCGAAGAGCCTATGTTCAATTTTGTGTTGGAAGGTCATCTGCATTCGAGGATCCAGCGAATGAGTGCGAGTGCTATCGATAAGATGCAATTGGTGACTGATGACTCGATTGATATGCGTAGGCAAGTCCTACCATCCATCTTCACGGGTAATAGTTATTCGGAGGACAATAACTGGTTTAGTAATTCAGGTGTGGTGATCACACACAACAACGGGAAGGGCATCCCGTGTGTGTTGGATATGCCTATCTAACCATCCAGTCTCAGACGGTGCTCATACATAATTAAATTTATGAGCATCGTCATTAAAGATCTTAACATCAAAGCCGATTCGGCACAATCGTACACCTACAGGGATATCGATATATTCCAAACAGGTGGTGCCAAAGGCAATTTGGCGGTGACTGACGTAAATTCTGTCAGAGCCGCCATACATAACCTATTCTTGGTTAAGCGAGGTAGTAGGATATTGGATCCAACATTCGGTTCCAACCTCGATGTGTACCTATTTGAGCCCATTAACGACAACAATGCTAGATTACTGGCTGATGATGTGGAGGAAATTCTAGAACAGGAGAAAAGAATTTTAGTGGACGATATCCATGTGACCTCCGATATGATCAACAGCCAATATATTGTTGATATTCGATTTTATATCCCATCACTCTCCAAGGAGGTGCTTGATATGAGTTTTGTGGTGAATGGTGATAATGGAGTCCAGATGCAGAGTACCCCTATCAATAATTAATTATATGGCGAAGAAAGGTACAAGTATTATACTACCTGATGGTAGTACCACAGGACAGCGTAGGTCGGATAGAGTGCCCAACAGTGGTGTCTCTAATAGTAGGCGAAAGATTCCTATTTATAAGCACGAAAGTGATTTAGCCAATCCGTACTATGCTTTCCCTAGCGGCGAATCTGAAAATAAGCCCAAGGGTGAACTGAGTATCACCCGTGATGCTGCGTGGACACAATCACCAACTGCTAATCGTAATGATATAGTCGAGTTGGTGATTACTGAATACCAGCCTAGGTATTCTTCCACCATAGCTAGTTTACTTAAAAATACCCGCCAGCTTGAACAGTGGGCTGATGAGGCTGTTAATATTGCTGAGTCTGATGACGGTGTCGTAGGTGGCTTCAAGAGGGCTCTAGAATTCACTCAGGGTAATCCTATAGCCAATTCTTTCCAAGCCCGTAAGACTGGATTTAAATATCGTCTACCGTATCTCCAGTTGACTGATCAATCCTTCGCTACCATGTTCACAGACGGTGAGGAAGGTAAGAAGAATGTTCTGTCAAAAATGGTGGATTTTACAAGAGAACGGGCTGCTAACGTGGCTGGTGGGTTTGGTGTGGGGGCTAAATCACTCCTAGGTTTGGCATCTTTAGGACCTGCTATGGCGGATTTGTCCTCGTCAATTCTCCCTGCTATTAGTCCTTCAGAAAGTAGGGACGCTTTCTACAAAGGAGCCAGCTCGCCCGTTTCATACCCACTCACCTTCGAATTGTTGAACACCATTGATCACGAGAAGGCTAAATTCCATAAAGAACTCGTTGAATTATTTTCACATAATATGGGTATGGGTGATCTACGTACCCCGTTTGTGGGTGATAGTCCTTGTATCTATACCATAGAAATTGACGGTATAAGGTGGTGTCCAGCATGTAAGATTGACTTCTCATATTTAGGTAATGGTAATTTAATTTACATTGATGGTGTTCCTTACCCAGAGAGTTACACGGTTACCATGAATGTAACCGAGTTCTTCCCACCAATACGTTCGTTATACAATCATTACGTTAAGTACGGTGAGAAGTTCATGGCTATAACCACCGAGGATATTTGTAAGCAACTTGAGGGCGCTCTAGATGCTACACAATCTGTTATTTCTAAACTATCCAAATTCGTAACAAGAACTTAAACCAAAAAAGCGGTGTTCGTTTAACACCGCTTTTTTGTTCCATAACCTAGCTCGCGATCCCTACCTTAGTGGCTCGCTGTACGATGGTCTGTGGCACACCGTTGAACTCACCGTGATCCTTCACTTTGGCGAAGAAGGTGACAACATCACCCTCTTCGGCACAACGTGCACCACCCTTTTCGTTCAGGCGGTTCCAGTAGATCACGGTGTCATCACCGCAAACCACAGTGGTCTGGTAGCTGGTGCCGTAGTGGCCTTCGAATGCACGAACCTTCACCACCTTGCCGTTGAATTCACAACGCTCACCAACAGTACCAACGTGCTGTGACTTGTTGGCTTCGGTCTCGATGCGCTTGTTGTTGTCGGAATTCCACCATCCGTATACACCGATGATGTAACCTGCAAGTCGAGCTGGGCAGTAGCCCTGCTCAATAATCTGCTGCACAGTGTTGAAGTATTCGTTCTTGGTGCCCTGCTCCTTAGCCCACTCGTAGAGTTCTTCAACTTGCTTCTCCTGCTTCTCGGTGAGTTCAAGCTTCACATCCTCTTCGTGGATATTGCTAGTCACTTGATCCTTAGTAGCTACTACGTCAAAGTTATCACGAGCTTTAGCTACAGAGACGTAACCAGACTCGGCTACTGTGAACACTGTCCAGCGAAGGAGTTCCTTCACAAGGTAAGCGGACTGATGGCTTGAGTACCCCCAGCAAGATTCTTCCTCGTCGAAAGGCTTGTGGAGGTTGTGAATTTCCTCAAGAAGCTTGAACTTAGAGAGAGCATTGCCTGAGATGTTCTCGTTCACGAAGTAGTGTGAGACGCATGATGAACCTAGGCGGATGAAGCCGTCTTCACCTTCCTTGTTCACGAAGTACACTTTGTTGCGGTTGCGGTCGTGACCACAGTGGTCACACTTACGTGTACCACGCTCTTCGGAGAGGTCGAAACGCTCGTCGAAGGTGTTGAGGGTGTGGATACCTTCAACGTTTTCGGTGACTCCTACGATCTTGTGACCCTCGAAACCGTGGGTTACGTCACTGTAAGTCACCTCGATAACTTCCACAGTCCATGTGCGGAGTCTATCCGCATTGTTTTTCTGGAGGTCAATGTACTTGTCCTCCTCAATCTGGAATTGGGTGGTCGCTACGTCGAAGCCATGGCGACTGGTGCGCTCAGCGAAGAACTTGATAGACTTAGCCCCAAGCTCCACTTCGATTTTCTCGAAGCCGAGCTTGTTTGCGCGGCGGTTGATCTTAGCAACTGCCTTTTCGAAAACTGGGAGGGATGTGAGTGGGATTGTGATCGCTGTCATGCCCCCTTTATAACCCGATTTTCTCAGGCGTCAACATCTAATTTGAAAAAAAAAGTGATTTTTTAAACATCATCTTCACATGATGGGCATTCACTTCCTAGAATGTCACATTCGCACTCGTCATCATATAGGTTAACAAGTGGTGTGGTATTTTTTGTATTCATATTTTTGTAGTGTTCTATTTATTTTTACTACCTAGACACACCTCTATTAATAAGTACAAAACTATACCGACTACGCCGATAGCGATAGATAGCGGAGGGAACATAAAAAATGCCGAGACGATGAATAGCAAGACGACTAATGTGAGTAATAAGCTCAAAATGAAGGCAATTATAATCATAGGTTTAGTTGGTTTATAAGTTTCGGAGAATTGCGATTGCCGCCCAAACTGCGATGAAGGCGATCAAGAAAATTAAGAGTGCGATAATAATCATTTATTTAGTTGGTTTATTTAGTTGGTTAGTATTTTTAAACTGTAATGAACTCCATATCACCATTGAAAATCCAGTCCCAGATATCCTTGATTTTGCATAGTTTGTTGAAACTGTACTTTATAATGGGGATGCCCATTGGTGGGATGATGATCCAGTTCAATCCGAAGAATAGTACAATTGACCACCAAACCACCCATAGAATAAGGAATACCCATTTGAATAATCCATACATCAAGAGTCCTATTTTTATGAAGGCTATGATTGTATCGTGGAAAGCGTTCATGCACCACTTAAATGTAGGTAGCATGAATTTCATGAATTTCCAGAAGTTCTTTATGAATTTGGCTGATGTGGTGTTTTTGTCCATTTTTCGAAGTTCGGAGTACATCCTGCACTACTTACCGTTTAATGTCAAGAAATACTTTAGATTAGTTACTCGCATGATAATTATAGGCATGGATACTAAGGATGAGTACTTGAAATTTAACGTGGCTTCGGTGAGTGACCTCATCAGGCAGAAACTGGAGCCACAATTCCCTGATGTGGCTTATAGGGGTAGCTCCTCCAATATTATGGCAGAGACTGTGTCTTCGGTATTTTCAATGTTGATCTACCAGCTTAACCGTACCGCAGCCAATAGTTCATTCTCTAAGACCGATTCCCTCACATCACTCATGGAGCAAACTAAGTTGTTGGGGTATAACCCCGTGGGGTACCAGCCTAGTTCCATGTTTGTTAACATGTACCTAAAGGAGGCACTCGATACAATTTCCTACACCATCCCTAGGTACTCCTACATACCGACCAGTAATGGTAGATACAGCACCATCGAAGATTTGGAATTCACCTTCTCAGGTTCCACTGATATTGCAGTACTCGAAGACGTGGTGGTGAATGGTGGTCAGTGGGTTGAACACCCTCTAATCCTAGGGGATGGAACTCCTAATAGAAGAATAACCATCACTAAGGATGTGGGTACCTCAATCGGTCACAACTCCATTAACGTGTACATCAAAGATAATGTGGGTAGTGGTAAATGGGAGGAGTGGTCACAGGTTGATAGTCTATTTTTGAGTAATGGACTCGATAACAATTTTGAAGCTAGGATGAATACCACTGGTTCTTACGACATAACCTTCGGTGATGGAGTGAATGGTATGTGCGTCCCTGAGGGTGCTAGTATCGCGGTATACTACCTAGCGGTGTCTAAGGTTGAGGGTGAGGATATAATCACACCAAACACCATCTCGGAGGAACTGGAGCGTTTCTCCACGGATCAACTTAACCAGATTTTACTGGACGTTATCGATACCGACAAGACCTATGTACTGGGTGTTGTTGAGGATACCTTTAGGGTTGAAAATACTTCTGCTTCCACACCATACTCGACACCCGACGATCTGGTGTCAATTAGGCGTAATGCCCCAGTCGCATTCCAGACCCAGAATAGGTTGGTCACTGCCGAGGATTACAAGTCTTTCATACGAAACAATTTCACGGACTTCATTTCTGATGTGGTTATTTTATCGAATGATGAATTTGTTGATGGTTATATGAGATACTACTACGATCAAGGTCTGGAAAATCCTCTCCTTGAATCAAGGGCTCTATACAACCAGATTGAATACTCTGATGCGTGTAACTTCAACAATATCTACACGTTCATGATCCCTAAGACTGGTAACTTTGTAAGTGATGTCCAGAAAAAGCTGATTATTGATTCTATCAATAAGACTAAGACCATTACGACCAACATTGTCCCGTCCGACCCTATCTATATTAATTTCGGTATAGCAACACCAATCCTAACAATCGATCGACAGGATTTGGAGACTAGTACGCTTGAGATTACAAAGGCACCTAACTCCAATAACAGCGATGAAGATCTGAAAAACAATGTATACAATACATTGGTTGAATATTTTGATACTAGATCGGCATACTTCTCAGGTAAGGTGGATGTTTTCGAACTCAATTCACTACTACTGAATGTGAATGGTGTGCAGGCTATCAACACCGTGAACGGGGATGTTTCCAATACAGGAATTCAATTGTATCAGTTCAACCCCCAATTCCCAGAGAAGGTATTCACTACACCACCTAGTGATCTTTATTCCGATATTTTTGTCCCCCGCCTATACGATAATAACCTATATAATAAAATTGTAATTGTAAAATCTAATGGATAATAAAATTATATTAGACGGTACTAGGTATGTCCAGTACCCTACGGATCCCGCCCTTTATAACGAGAAGGGTGTGTATGTCAATTTGACTCTGGATCTTGAGAATTGGAATTATGATGGTTCCTCCCAGATTATTGGTAACTACAATGGTCAGGGGTATGGTATATTCTATAACAAAGGATTTGAGGATAACCCTGATATTACCTTGATAGACTCAGGTAATGATCATTTGTTCAACCTGAACCATTTCGGGGGGTTGATATCACAGAGGTCTATCACCAATGTTGATGCTGAATTCACTGCCTACGTTATTGACCAATTTGGTAACAAGTATTACTTCGATCAAGCTAATTTGTTGTGTCATAAGTTTGATGGTAATAATATACCCGTAGGTGAACCATTTTCTATTGTAGCCGACTCTGTGGTGAGTGTTATTGTACCTGATAAATATGGTAATATTTACTTCATGGATACGGCATCTAAAATGATCCATAAGTATAGCCCTAATGGGGATTTCATATCTAGTCTATCGCCCACACGCCCTGAACATAATAACATGGTTGTGATGGCGGATGATACCATCAATACATTTTTCTCCTCCGATGGTACTCCAATGGTTACGGATTCCGAAGGTAACTACTATAACCTATGGGGTGTGAACATTTATAAGAATGATAAACCGTGGTTCTTCGTTGGCTCTAATGCTAATACGTTAAACATCGACATGGATGATAATATATGGGTGGTACACTCCAATAATAGACTTCTTAAAATTAATACTTTCGGTGTTATTGAATTTGATAGAGTATTCCACAACATCAAACCATGTGCGGATGATGCCGTTTGTGATACCATCAAGGAGAATACTCACAAGGCTTGTATAGGGTTTACCAAATTCGACGGAGATATCAGTGTTTGGGTCATTTTGAATGAATTCAATTACCTACTGAGGTTGAGTACTAATGGTATCACTAATGGGTGCGAATTGGTTTCTAATCTGCTTGATGTTAGTATTTACCCTGACACCGACTATGGTTCCATGAATCTACTCACCAATGGTGATTTTACAGGGTTTAACACTAGGAAGAGATTTAGTACGGTGGACGCCAACAATTCTAGAATTGTGGCTAAGATCGCACTTATCGATCCCTGTGATGATACTGTAAGTTTCAGGGAATTGACCTCAGATGTAACCAGCTTAGATGGTGGTGAACACAATATCGTGTTTGGTTATGATACTATCAATGGCGTAGGTGAATTGATTATCGATGGGGTTGTGGTTGATAGGATGGAAGAGTCGGGATTGGTTTATTATAAAACTAGTAACCGAACCCCATTCCTTATAGGTGCCGACAGTGGTAACTACCGTTCTAGGCGTGGTGAGCAAGGTATGGATGAGGGGGGCTATCTAAAGGCTAACATCACCGATCTACTGATATCAACCAGACCACAGACTCGTCAATTGAACACTATTTCTCTTAAGGATATGAGCATAGAATTTCCCACCACAGTCCCCATATCGTTCAAGGAGAGAGTGGATAAAATGTTCCTCATGAGACCATCAGGATTCAAGTCTACACGATATGATGTAGCCCTAATGGAAACAGGTATAGTAAACCGCGAGGTCATGGATTCGGTGGAATTGGATGTTGCGAGTATACTCAAAGAGAACACTTCGGTTAGTAACGAACTCGATGAGATCAAGTGGAAGAATTGTGTAAGATTCAATGAATTCTTGAGCCCTTGGGATATCTTAGCGGGTTGGGTCGACGAGGAAACATGGGATGATGCTGAGGAGTGGATTGATAATAACCGTAGGAGAATTACTCCACAGGATCTTTGTGACACTAGAAATGATAATTAATAATATGAGTTTCAGGGAATTATTTAACGAGTGCGTGGAGGGTTTTAAGTCCAAAGTTACTACCAAATTTTTGGTGGAGGCTTTCGATCCTTCCAAGGCTGATGCCAAAGGTATTGACTATCGTATCGACGAAGTGGGTGGTGTTAAGGTTGTCATCACAGGCAAGAGGGGCGTAGATTTTGGTAACGATAGTACTGTTATCATTAACCAATCGGATCTGATGGATGCTACATCGTCATTCTGTCTTTACAACCCACAAATTAATAAATTTGCCAGTGAAAGTCCTGAGAACATGTTCTATGTTCTAGGATTGGTCGTGGGTACAATTGGTACTAGTTGGGTACAATTCCGCAACCTGTATCCAGTTTATGCCGCATATGTCAAACAGACTGATGGTAGGGACATGCCTATCGAATACATCGTAGGTCTTGATGGTAAAAAGGTGAAGGTCGCTAGGTGGTTCATGAGGGGTGCGCCAAAATACATGAGGAGAATTTGGAATAACAGGGACTTCTTATACAAACAAATTTATGAAGGTGGTCTAATCAATGACGAATATGCTTTGTATAAATTTATACTCAAACATATTGACGGTATGGCTACTGTAAAAGCTGCATTCGCGGTTCAATTACTCATGGGTAGACTTGGGTGTATCGACAATATCAATTCTGATATCTATGGTGCTCCAGTGACTATAACCAACGCCACTGGTAAACAGATCGATGCTCCTAGTTATAAAACCTCCAAAGGAGTTAAAACCGACGAATTATCACCTAAGGGTAAGACTATCATCAGGGACTATATCGACTTCGTGAAGGCTATTGGTAAAGCTGCTAATAGTCCGTACTCACAGAGGTTATGGGACGACTGGGTGCAATTGGCGGCGGCTAAGTCGGTATTCTCTGATAGTCATCGACAGATTCAATTCAACTTGGTGGATGGTAGAACCGCGATCATGCCAACCTATGCCAGTGATAAGAATTCAGTGGAATATGCTGAGTTCTTGAAGAATGCTAGAAAAAGTGGTGTGGATCCATTTGGTGGTGTAGAGATTGGTAAGGAACACCTAACCATCCCAACCATGGCTAAAGATATCGACGATCCTACTGACAGGATTTCTTAAAGCAGTAGTCATCATAGATTTCTACTATATAATCACAATGACAGCGCCTAGGTTTGCAGAAGCAACCTAGGCGTTTTTCGTTCTTGTAATCATATAGTGAGTTCAATGCTTTCATTATGTGCACATCCTCGCGCTCATATAATTCCCACAAATACTCACCATACATCTCGATGCAATCCTCTCTAGGGAAATTCTTCGATTTAAAAGGATTGCCCAGAACTGTTAGATCAACGCCGTGCACTGAAGGTATGTAAGAGGAAGCCCTGCCGCAAAAATGCGTACAGGGCTCCTTTTTAACATTAACAACCTCTATCATGGGCTCTCCTAGGAGAGGAGTTGTTTCACAGACTTGGCGATAACACCACCGTCAGCTTTACCACCTAGTTCACCCTTACAGGCTCCCATAACCTTACCCATATCCTTCATAGTGGTGGCACCAAGGCGCTCAATGATGTCCTCGACCACTTTGATCACATCAGACTCACTAAGCTGTTCAGGGAGGTATTTGGATAGGATGTCCAACTCCATTTGTTCTTTGTCAGCAAGATCGGTTCGCCCACCCTCGGTGAACGCCTTAATGGAATCCTCACGCTGTTTTGACTGTTTCTTCACGATGTCGATAACTTTATTATCATCTACCGTACCACCAGTCTTTTCGAATTTGGTGATAGCCGCCTTCACATCACGGAGTGTAGTTAAAACCGTGGTGTCCTTGTTCTTCATGGCGAACTTCAGGTCGCTGTTTATTTTGTCTATTGTGTTCATATTAGATAGCGGGTCTAGGGTATGTTAGTTTACCTGAGTGCTCATACCCTTCGATTTTATAGCACTCATGTGTCCAATTAAAGATGTCATCAAATTTGTCATCCAATAATTCGAATGTCGGTTTGTGTGGTACTAGTGGTCTCTTGAGTTGTTCCTTGGCGGTCTCAATTTGATCCTCGTACAGGTGTACATCGGTCATGTTATGTTTGAGATACCGTGGTGTCATACCACCCTCTCTCGCCAGTAGTGTTAGTAGTACTGCATAGAAAATACAGTTGTTAGGGTTGCCCAGTGGTAGATCTTGAGATCGCATGTTGAACTCTAGGTCTAGGTATGTGCCACAACCCGACATGTAGCAAACGAAATCGGTGTGGCAAGGTACTAGTGCCATCTTGTCAAAGTCTGCTGGATTCCATGCAGACACCTTCCATCGACGATCATAACTCTTGGTACGGATCTTATCAACAAGAATCTGTAGCTGGTCGACGGGTGTCGTAAACCCTAGGCGTGGGTGTTTGGATTCGTCTAACAGCTCAAATTTCCACTGCTTGTGGTGTGGTCGCTCACCCCTTAGGCATCTTGTAACGCCATTAGGTGTTAGATCAAACATTTTGGAGAATGTTGGTACTGATATATGTATATGCACCTCACCAGTCGGTGAGGTGGCTTGAAACAATCTTGATGAAGAATATCTAATATTCATATCTTTAGGGATCCATATACAAGTATCGGGTGAGTAGCATTGTGAACCATAA